TACCTCGGTTATTTTGGCTCGATTAGTTTGGCTGAATAAACAATCTGGTAGTACGGAAGATTTTACCAAACTGCTACAAACGGTAGTAGATGGTATTTTAAACAAACATTATGATTCACCTATCGATAAGAAATTACACTAATGAAAATTGCTTTAGCATCAGACATACATTTGGAGTTTGGTGACTTAATATTAAAAAATGAAGAAAATGCCGAAGTATTGATACTCAGCGGCGATATCTGCACAGCTAAAGTATTCAAAAAAGGTGGTGAACAAAGAAAAAGAGTAATCGATTTCTTTAAGAGAGTTTCTTTTCAATTCCCACAAATTGTATATGTAATGGGTAATCACGAGCATTATGATTATGATACTGCTAAGACATATAGAACATTAAAAGACCAATTAACTGTTTGGCCCAATATCCACATTTTGGAAAAAGAAACATGGACACTTGATGATGTTACCTTTGTTGGTGCCACATTGTGGACTGATATGAACAAAGATGATTCATTGACGAGATGGCATTGTGGCCAGAAGATGAACGATTTTCAGTTAATCAAAAATAGTAATCGTATAACCCATCACAAGAATGTAATCTATGTGAAGAATCCGGATAACTCTGGTACACCATTAAAAGATGCCAATGGTGAATTGGTTATTGATAGGGTTGATCATTATGAGAAGGCTTCACGTTGGTCGGTTGAAGATTCTATTCAAGACCATGATAAGGCAGTAGACTACATAAAGATTGCTGTTGGTGATAAGTCTAAGAAGTTTGTGGTTTGTACACACCATGCACCAACATTTGAAAGTGTTGCTCAATGTTACAGAGGTGATACACTAATGAATGGTGCATTTGCTTCGGATTTATCTGACCTAATTATAGATAGGCCACAAATTAAATTGTGGACTCATGGTCATATGCACAACATGAGTAACTATTGGGTGGGTGATACGCAAGTAGTTTGCAATCCCCGTGGTTACATTGGTTATGAAAGTGGTGCAAACTTCTTTCAATTGAAATATTTGGAGGTATGATGGTAACAAGGCATGTTAGTCAAGAAGATTATGATATACTCCAAAAATCCAAAGAAGGAAATCTCAAAGAATTAACGAATGAGGAAATGGATGAGATTTGCCGTTTCTTAAATCAATCAAGAATTAGTTGGTCTGGTAATGAGTTTGTTAAAGAAGCTATGAGAATGGCATTAAGAAAGGCACAAGAAAAATGATTACTATTAGTTTAATTTTAGGTGGATGCGGTGCAATTCTTTTTGGCTTTGGAATAGGGTTTATTTTTGGGCACAAAACTTCTGCTGATAGATGGATTGAATACGAAGAATATAGATTATGGAAGGAACAAGAGAAATGATTGAATTAATGTGTGCAATTGCACTTGGTATGTTGTTTGGATATTTACTAAAAAAAGAACAACAACCACCCATTGTCGATATCTTACAAAACCAAGTAGAACAATTGGAAAAAGATGTAGACTATTATAGAGGTTTGTGTAACTGGCATCTTGAAGAAAAGATAAAGTTACAAAGAATTAAAGATCAATTTGAAAGTGAATGTGGTTGATGACTGATGGAGGCAAAGGTAGTTCACCAAGACCATATGCGGTCTCAAAGGATGAATTCAATGAACGATTTGATAAGATATTTGGTGAAACACAATCAAAACATTGTGACGCATGCGGCAAGTTACCTAGTTGGTGTAGTTGTGGTATAAGTATTGATATTAAAAAAGAAGAAGATGACCATTACACCAATCAGCCACCCAAACAAACTGATGTTGAAGTAACAATAAAGAAAACCTGGGAGTTTTAAATGAAAGTATGGCTTAGTAATTATCGTAACCATTGGATTTCTCCATATGTAATCCTTAAAAAGGTTTGCTTTTGGGAGAAAGATGAGGATCGTATTTACAACCTCAAAGAAGAAGTTAATAATCCATATGAGAAATGGGTTAATCTATTGGATCCAATCTGTCAAGGTATTCAAAAGGTTCTTGACTTTGTACATCCACGATTCAACTATGTAAAACTTGACCAATGGGATACATGGTCGATGGATCATACATTGGCTTATATAATTCATCCAATGTTGCTTCAGCTAAAAGAAACCAAACATGGTGCACCATATACCGATGATAAGGATGTTCCAAAAGAATTAAAGAGTACCTCTGCACCACCTAAAGAAAATGAATGGGATACTGATGAGTTTCATTTTCAAAGATGGGATTATATTCTCGATGAAATGATTTGGGCATTTGAACAAGAACTCAAAGATGATGATGAAAATCAATTCTTTGACCACTCTGCGTATGATAAACCTGATGGAAGTAAAAGTAATCACAAAGAATGGTTTGATGATATGAGTAAAGCTCAATCCAAGCTGAAAGTAAATTGGAAAGGTTTGAAAGAACACCAAAAGCGTAAAGCGAATGGCTTTAGATTATTTGGATCCTATTACCAGAATTTGTGGGATTAATATGATACCTTATATTGACTATATGAATGCAAAAAAGTCCTTGGCTATGGCTGAAGAAACTATTCGCATGATGAATGACCCCGACAATTATATGTTGGAAGCACAAAGAGATATGCGGCAGCTGGAAGTGGAATATTACCGAGAAAGTTCCATTAAGTGTACCATTTTTCTATTGACTTTGGTAGTATTTTGTGTTAGCCTGTATTATCTCTATATAAAAGGAATTATTAATGTTTAGTAAATTGATTGAATTTGTTAAGAAGCATATTGTTATTATTATTGGATTGTTATTGATTGCTTTTACTGCATATACCCAATTTCAATCATTAGTAAGTCCGCCTGAGTTACAACAGTTTAAAGGTGGGATTCAAAACCATTTAGTTTGGAATAATAAAGGTGAATGTTATTTTGTTAGACCACACACTACGAGTACCACTTATTTAATTCGTGTTGAAGATTGTGATAAAAAATGACCAGTAAAGATTTTCGCCTAAGTAAATCATCCAAGAGAGCGCTCGCCGTATTATCTACGGAAAAACGTAATCAATGGAAAAAAATGTTAATACAAGCAGAAGTTGCTGAAAAGAATGCCAAGTTGGCTAAAGTTCGTGAACCTAAAGGAGAAGCATAATGTCTTTATTTGTGGAAGTATTTGATGTGGAAAAAAATTGTCAAGTTATTATTAATTTGGATACGTTACTTGAAGTTGCACCAAAACAAAAATTGGTTGGTGGTAAAGTAACTGATGATGGTTGTGATTTATTCTTTACTGATGGTGCTGCCGTTGGTGGTAAGCGTGCAATGAAGGTTCGTGATTCATATTCCATGTTCAAACAATTTGCTATGCAAACTGTATCTGCGGACGACATTGCTAAATTAAATGGCCGTGTTTCTACTGGTGTTAAGAAAGAAAAAGCACCGATTGAAATTCCAACATTATGAGTAAGTTTAAGTTAGTATGCGAAGATGATGATGTTGCAGGATTTGGACCATCTAAAATTCGCCATGAGTTTGAAACTGATGAGTTGAACCATATTCTTAGTAATATGACCAAATTCTTACATACAGCAGGGTATTTGGATAACAATAAACAATTAACTTTTGAAAGAATTGTAAATTTGTTTGAACCTGCGGATTTGGATGATTATACTGAATCTTTATTTACTGCTGCAGGTGTTGGTGGAGGTGTTTCTATTGATAATATTGGTGCAATTAGTGGTACAATAGTCACAGGAACACCAATCCCAAAAGAATAAATAAAGGGATAATCTTCAACCTTTCTACAGGAATCCCATGTTTATTCTAGTTATTGACCCGTCAGGACTCACTTTAGACTGGTGCCTCCGCTGTTTGGCAGCAGGACATACCGTTAAACTATACACCAAAGGTTCTCGCTCTTCACACATTGGCCAAGGTTTGGTAGATAAAATCACCAACTGGAAACAATATGTGAAGATTGCAGACCTAATTTTCTCTGCGGACAATCTTGAGTTCATGGATGATATCCAAGAATTAATCAATCAAGGTTATCCTGTATTTGGACCAGGTAAAAAATCTGCTAAATTAGAATTAGACCGCATGTATGGTCAAAATGTCATCAAAGCATTTGGTGGTCCAATTATTCCTTCCCACGAATTTAAAAACTATGATGCTGCTATCAATTTTGTTAAGCAGAATCCAAAGCGTTATGTCTGCAAACCCTGCGGCGAAGAAGAAGATAAAACTCTTTCTTATGTTGCTAAAGATGAAGCAGATTTAATTGGATTCTTAACAAAACGTAAAGAGTCAGGTAAAGGTGGTTCACCATATTTTATTCTCCAAGAATTTAAAGCAGGTACAGAAATTGCTTGTACCGGTATTTTTGGTCCTGATGGATGGATGGATTTCTGGTTCGAAGGTTGGGAATTTAAGAAACAAATGAATGGCGACCTAGGTGTAAACACAGGTGAAATGGGTACAGTAGTCCGTACAACCCAACAATCTAAGATTGCCGACATTCTAATGAAACCGATGGAAAAAGAATTGAAGAAAATTGGTTATGTTGGTATGCTCGATATGAATTGTATCATTGATGAAAAAGATGGTACACCATGGCCGATGGAATGGACTGCACGACCAGGTTATCCAATGTGGAACATTATGCAACCTTTAATGAAAGGTGACCCAGCAGAATGGATGCTTGATTGCGTTAAAGGTCACAATACATTAGAAGTAAATTACGACACTTGTGTTGGTGTGGTAATGGCCAATGCCGATTTCCCATTCAATAAGCGTGAAGAAGAAGATTACTTGGATTTCCCCGTATTGACTGATGATATTCCAGCAGAAAATCTCCATCCATGTGAAATGAAATTATCTAAAACAATGAAGATGATTGATGGTGAATTATGTGAAAATGTTCCTGAACTTGGGTCGGCTGGGTCCTACATTATAGTGTTAACCGGAACCGGCAAAACAATTAGTGAGGCCAAAAACATGGCCTATAAACACGTCAAAATGGTAAAGTTAGGTAACGATCCACAGTATCGTACCGACATTGGTGAACGCTGTGAAAAAGGTCTACAAAAACTAAAGAAACATGGGTATTGTACCGACTGGAAGTATTGACATTAACCTTTAATTGTGTTATAATTACATTATGAATATATTTTATCTAGACAAAAACCCCCAAATTTGTGCACAAATGCACGTTGATAAACATTGCGTGAAGATGATCCTCGAATATGCTCAACTTCTTTCTACTGCTCATCGTTTGCTTGATGGTATACCAGTTGTTGGTCTCAGTAAAGCAGGCCGCAAACAAACTCGATATGTTTTACCTGATATTCGTGACAGCATTTTATATTCTGCTACTCATAATAATCATCCTTCTGCTGTGTGGTGCCGAGCATCATCTGCGAACTATATGTGGCTGGCTGAACTGCTAGAAGAATGTTGTAAAGAATACACTTATCGTTATGGTAAAATACACAAAGTAGAATCTTCTGGTTTGATGCAAGTATTGAAGAATAACTTTCCAAAAAACATTGCTGATAAACCATTTACAGGTCCTACACCTGCTATGCCTGACGAATGTAAAGTACCAGGTGACCCTTTGAAATCTTACCATAATTATTATTCTATGAACAAACAACACCTCTGGTCATGGAAAGGTAAGATAAATAGTAGAATGAAGCCCAATTGGATAATGGAGAATTAAATTGCCAACATATACTTTTGTAAACAAAAACACTAACGAAGTAGAAGAACACCGTATGTCCTATACGGTTTTAGACCAGTTCAAGGTCGATAATCCACACTTAGAACAACATATTTTTGTAGAGAACTTTCCAGTCTATTCAGATGGTTCTCGACTATCCGTTCCAGGAATGGGTAGAGCCGATTCAACATTTGAGAAGTATGTGATAGGCCGAATGAAAGAACAGGTCGGCCAAAATACAATCAAAGATGGCCACAAGACCAAAGCACCAAGGGAGTGGTAAAATGAACTGTTATGTCTATGCCTATCTGAGAGAAAATGGAACTCCTTATTACATAGGAAAAGGCACAGGCAACAGAATACTAACTAAACATAAAAATGAAATAAAACCCCCTAAAAATAAAAGCCGAATTATAATCGTAGAAAAAAATTTAACTAATGTTGGTGCTTTGGCTTTAGAGAGAAGATTAATTAGATGGTACGGCAGAAAAGATTTGAATACTGGTATATTAAGAAATAGAACTGATGGTGGCGATGGTTGTTCTGGTGTAGTTAGAACTGACGAATGGAGAAAAAACCAATCAATAAAACAAACGGGGAGAAAATTAAAAACTGTTAGGTCTGAGGAATACAGAAAAAAAATATCAAATGCCATGAAAGGTAGAAAAATTACATGGAAAAATAAGTTATCTGAATCACAAAAAGGTATACCAAAGCCTAAAAAAGATAGAACAAAAGAATATCATTTTGTATCACCGGATGGGTTAAAAGTATCAACATTCAATTTATCTAAGTTTAGTCAACAATATGGATTGGATCTTGGAGCTATTTCTAAACTATCTTTAGGTAAAAGAAAAACGCATAAAGGATGGAAAAAGGAAATCACTTATGAGTACCAAAAGGATGCAATCTAAACAACAACGATTATATTACGAACAAAATAACAAAGAAAAGGTTAGACAAGAATTAGAAGAAATGGCGAAACAATCCATTGAAATAGAACGAAAATCTACGGCAATATCAACTTTTGACCCACACAGAAACTCATATTATAACTAACATAAATATAAAAATAATAACAACAGAGGTATAAAATGGCAGGCCAAACACAGTTAGGAACAGGAACAGTTGTTTTTGGTGACGGAACAACACAATCTAGTGCTGGTGTAATATCCGTTGCTAATGGCACAATCTTGGAGTTAAATTCAACAATAACTTCCAGTTACACAATCACTTCAGGTAAAAATGGATTTAGTGTTGGTCCATTAACCCTTAATAATGGAGTCACCGTGACCGTACCTTCAGGTTCACGCTGGGTCATTCTTTAAAGGAACATCATGTCATCAGTCAATCTACTAGGCGATACAAGCGGTTCAGTCACACTAGCAGCTCCTGCTGTCGCTGGAACAACAACAATTACATTACCGGCCACATCAGGTACAGCAGTAGTAACTCCTACTGGCGCAGTCACATTTAAAGGGTTGGGTTTTGGTGGTGAAAATTGGAATAACGTATCAGGAAGCCGTGGATTTAATACTCAATATACTAACTCATATAGCTACCCTATCGCCGTTTCTGCTACATCTACATGTTCGTCAGGATCTCAGATTTATGCATATGTGAATGGTCAATTGGTATCTTTCTTCCAATGGCAATTTAATGGTTGTGGTTCTTATGGCGGTGCATTTATTATTGTTCCTCCCGGAGCCACATATCAATTAAATTCAGGCCAAG